CATACTGCACCGCCTTGTATTATTTATTTTGAATCGCCGCCACCATAGTAATATCCATCGGGATGGCTTGGGTCTATAATCAAAACACCGCGTTTGTTGTACACGCTTTCGTTATCTTCACGCGCCGAAGCCCGACTAACAGCCATTATGGTAGCGACCGCGCCATCAATTTTTTCACGACTTTTCTTCTTGGATGGCTTCATTCCCCCGGCGGCATCGGTCTCAATAAAAACATTTTCAAACATCCAACGAAGGACAGGATTACCACCGTGCATCAGCTTCTCATCCAAAACTATCCGCATGAGTTCTTTACTGGCAGGGGACATATCCTTGAAACCCTGCCCAAAGTCCACCATGTGAAAGCCCTCGCGTGTTAGATTTTGGGACAACTGCACCGCACCCCAACGGTCATATGCAATTTCAACGATGTGGTAAGTTTCGTTCAATTCCTCTATTTTCTTCTCGATAAAATCGTAGTAGATAATATTTCCTTCGGTGGCTTCCAAAAATCCATCACGTTCCCATTGGTCGTAGGGTACATGGTCTTTTCTGACACGCTCGTTCATGTTATCGCGTGGAATCCAAAAGAATGGTAAAATGTAATAGTTCCCATGTGGGTCATCTTCTTCGGGAGGAAATGCCAGTACAAGTGCGGCAATGTCATCGGTGGAAGCCAAGTCCAGCCCTGCGTAACATGACCGACCGTGCAACATTTCCGGGTCAAATGGCTCAGAACCTTTGTCGTATTTATCCATTGGCAGCCATTTAACTACCGTATTTGTCCATTGACAAAGGAAAAACTGACGAAACTGCGGCTCTTCCGATGGGTTTTGCTTGGCAGAATTACAAGCGTTTTGGTAGTATTCCTCATTGACGATTTTGTCGAAAGAAGGGTTTGCTTTGCGCCAAACTTCCGGGTCAGTCCAATCTGCATCGTCTGCCGCGCTGAAAACTACTGGATAATATGTCGGGTCAATCTTGCGCCCTTCCAAAATATCAACAGCTTTGGAATGTTCTTCATAGCAGATACTATTGCGATTGTTCCCGGCGGTGGTGATTACAAAATTTAGAGGTTGCCTTCGTGCCGCCCCCGCACCCCTAACCATAGTGTCATAGAGTCTGCGGTCGGTTTGCCCCAACAGTTCATCAAAAATACAGCCGTGGATATTCAATCCATATTTGGTGGAAACTTCGCTGGACATGGCAGAGTAAAAACTATGTGTCGGCTTGAACACGATGCGCTTTTGCGACTCCACTATTTTGCAAAACTTGTTAAGCGTGGGCTGGCGTTTGACCATTTGGCAAGCAACATCAAAAACAATGCTTGCCTGTTTTCTATCATTAGCCACCCCATAAATTTCCGCGCCTTCCTCGCCATCAGCGCAGAGCAGATATAGCGCAATCGCCGCCGCGAGTTCAGACTTTCCGGATTTTTTGCAAATTTCCACGAAGCAGTGATTAAATTGCCTCGCGCCGTTGGGTTTAACCACACCGAATAAATCCCGAATTATGGTTTCTTGCCACGGAAGCAGAAAAAATGGCTTCCCTGCCCATTCGCCTTTGGTGTGTTGGAGTTGTTCGATAAAAGCAACAGCATGGTCGGCGCGGCGTTTATTATATCGGGAATCTTCTGCCATGAATCGCGTGGGAGTATATATAAATTTTTCAGCCATACATTACCCATCCCTCCGTTCTGCCAACGAAATCCGAGAGTGACAGGATTTGCACAGGGGCATAAGGTTCTCATCCCTGTCCGAACCGCCAGAATCAACGGGAATTATGTGATGGGATTCCACCGCCGGGGTCATGCGTCCAGCCTTTTGGCATTCAGCGCAGAGGGGATTCTTTGCCAAGAACAGCTTGCTTATTTTTCGCCATCGAGTATCATAATGTGCGGCGTTGGCGCGTTTGTTGTATTGCTTGCGATGCTCCGGGCAATAGCGAGTTCCGGCTTCTACCAATACAGGACAGCCCATGTGACCGCACTGCCGCTTAGATTTATATGGCATGAATACCCACCTCAAGTTCGCCGGAATAAAGTTTTATCAGCCGCATCAAAGCCACCGCAATTTCGTCATACGAACGCTTGTGCATATCGGTAAGTTTGACCGTTTCTTCGCAATACGGACACACCTTTTCGCGACTTCTGTCAAAAAACTCCTCGCGCAGAATTTGATATCGTGCATAATCTGCCACTATGTACGGAGGCACGGATTTCAATTGTTCGAGGGAAAATTCGTCCACAATACTGCGATATAGATACATCGCCCTTAAATTTGTATCCGCATCCGGCTGTGCGGCATGAAAAAACTCGAAGGCTTTTTCGTATTCCTCGGTATATATTGCATCTTTCGGCACGATTTTCTCTTCTGTCGCTCCTGTTTCTTTGTTGCGAACATTAAATCTCAAATATTCCATTGATTTGCCCCCTGCTTTGTCTATTGGCAAAAATATTTGTTATCAAAATTTTATGCGACAGCTTGGCAACAGATACCAACCCGGTAACACTTCGAAAGTATAAATTTAACGCCCGTTCGCCCTCAAAGCGAGGTCGGACTGGCAGTGTACCCAACTATCCTCATTTCGAGGACAGTTTAAAATTTATCCATTGCGATTAAACCGCAAAAGCCCACTCATCAAATCGTCATGGGAGTTTGAACCAAAGGATTTCTCGCTGTTTTGCTGAACAATATTCCAAATTTTATCCCAAATCGTAAGTGCCAAGCGCATATATTTATGGCTGACTTCCACCGCCGGATGCTCTTTGATGTTGTCACGCTTTTCATCGTCATAAACAAGCACCGCCTTGCTGATTATTCGCTCGGCTTCGAAATATCGCGCCAACATAAGCGAATATTTTTCAATCAACAAAGGTTGTATCATATGCAAACAGCCTGTCGTTTCAAGAAATGCCACCGTTTCATTCCAAATATCCTGCGAAGTCGGCTCACCTTGAAACCGCGCAGGATAATATGCCAGCCGCTCCGGGTATATAGGCACAGTGTTATGCTCCCCCTGTTGTATGTCCAGCACCTTTGGCTTGCGTTTGTCTGGATGCCCTTCCAAGATTTTCTGAGCGAGTGCTTTTCTGGGACGACCACTGCCGGGTCTTGCGCCACCATGTCCGTTTGCCATGCCATGCACCCCTTTCCATCTGCCGGAAAGCCTGAGCCCATCCAGCCAATTTGAATATTTACTTGATATACTATGCGCGTGGGGTTTGTCTGATTGCCTAAATTTTGCGCCGATTTCGGAAAAATCACCCCTGCGCCAGTCGATGCCGCCGACACACTGCCCAAAGCCCCGAAATTAGCGGCTTCCACCGCCCTTGTCCGCGCCGATTCTACGAAAATCCCCTCGTCAAGCCCTCCGCTCCGCCCCAAAGCCCCGTACCCCAAGGGAAAATCAGCCCCTCGGACAGCTTGATAAAAGCGGCATTTTCCAAGATTCCAAGATTGCACAGTGGAATAGCCCCTTTCAGCCCCGTAATCATGCGGTTTTTTGAGGCTTGTATTGCCATCTTGGAAAAAAGGCGGCTTGAAATTGCGGAATGTCACACGCGACCCATTGGCGTTGCAAAGGCTCAAGGTTGCAGAGATTTGACACCCCCCTACCGGGTAGGCACAGGGATATATATACTGTGCTTATCCCACACAAAAATATTTTATATGCACCGAGGCTCGGACAGAAAATATATCTGTACCGCTGTACCGAGGCATCGGAAAAATGACTTCGTGTATATTTATATTTTTGCCTATGCAAATAAACACCTCAATGCTCTTATATATAAATATATATATTTTCTATAAATATATGGTACTACGGTACATAAGAGGGGCAAAGCCGCAAAGTGACTGGATTTTTTTCGTCCCGTAGACAAGCAGGGGAATGCGGTACAACAACAGGACTGTTGGCACAAACTGGAGTCGCAGCAGGGGCGAGGGAAAATATCGGCAATGGATATGACACGCAGGGGCATGGGGAAGCCAGCGCAAAATAAAACCGGGCTGGCATGGAAACCAATCCCGGTCTATAATCGGTGGGGCATGGGGAGGTGTGAACGGATTACCCATTGTTCCCACTGCTTTCCTCGGTTGCTTCGCGTATGAAACCAACCACATCGCAGTTGGCAGACAGCTTCTCGAAGTGAAGTGTCCACACCCATTTGCTTTCCTTGGACATTCGTTTTTTATAACAGTTTCTAACAAAATAATCCGTTTTCTTCAGTTGTTTGCAGAATTGGTTATAATCCAGCGATTCCCCTTTGATTGCAAAGTCTTTGAGGTATTTTGTGTAGCGGTCGTACACTTCGCTGAGTGCGATGGTTATAAACTGCCCGTTGTTATCAAAGCAGTAATCATCACCCAGTTTCAACCGCATCCGCGACATAACTTCCAAAGTGCTTTCAATTACACCTTTGTTGTAGGTGCTGTCGTCTAACAAATATTCCCTAACAGATATGTCAAGATGCTTGGCGCACTCCTCGTTGTCGAAGGGGAAAGCCTCCACGAAGGAGATGCCCAGCGATGTACAAAGTTTCCCAACCAAGCATATTCCGGCATACATAACTGCCAAGTTATCCCTTATGCGGCTGGTGTGGTCTTTAGCGAAAAACTCCCTGCCTTCGTTAAACCAAACCATTACATCATCGGGCATTGATTGCAGGGCTGTATCCAATATCGAACGCCCAAACGAACGAATAAGCTGTTCGTTTTCACATACCCATTCAAAGGATGGCTTATGTTCTTCTTTTTGCAAGTCACGTTTGCTAAAAAGCAATTCGATGGCGCGTTCGCGGATTGCACTTTCGTCTGCGGATTCTTCCCCTGCGACAGCGATTGGTGCAAGTAAATCATATACCCAAACGGTCTGGTCGGGTCTGCCTCGCTTAACTGCGGAGCAGTCGTAGCTGTCACGGAAATGGTTGTGCAGTACATTTAGCTGTTTTTGTGTTAGCTTGCTGGGTTTGAATTCCTCAATCAACATGGGGATTACGTTGGCTGAGTTGGAGTCCTTTGCCACGGAAAAAGGTGTTATTTGTGAAGCGGCTTGCATTTGTGACTGCCCAACCATCGGCATGATTACTTTTTCCATGCTGTTGCTCTTGCCGCCGCCGCGTTCACCAACCAAGAACAGATGTGGAAATTTAACTTTTTTCTTCTTCAAGTGTGGCTTGATGAAGCACCCGGCAGTCCATGCCAGTATTGGCACAGTTTTTGCAGGCTCGTTATACGTCAAGATGTGCTTTGCTACCGCCAAGAATCCATCTTTATCAATCAGAGGTGCTGTCAGTATATCGCTTTTAATTTCCTTGTAGCCTTCCAATTGGACGATGGTGTCATCCTTAATGCCGCCAGCACCCATCGCACCCGCTGTATTAACGAACACAAGTTTTTGTCCGCTGTTGCGTGTATATATGCCTGTTGCTTTTACACCACGCTTTTTTGTCCAACCCAAGTCATAAAGAAACATCTTAAAATAGTCAAGGTCACCAGAACCACCCATGAATGTTAATGCAAAGTTCTTTTTTGCCAGTGCGTTCTTAAATGACCGTATGTCTGCCATTGCAGTAGATTCCAAATGTACAAGGAATTTCTCATCCTTGTCTGTTATAAAGTTTGCCGATATTTGTGCGCCATCTTCATGTATCAACATTTGGATTGGCTCAACGGTGAAGTTGGTTATTTGATAAAATTTGTCACCTTTGTTGCGATAATAGCACTTTTGATATTCTACAATATCAGGCTCGTTTTCTGCACCTTGTTCGGCTGGCGCATTGGGTTCGTTTGGGTCAGTTGGTTTATCGGTTGGCTTAGCATATGGTTTTGATGTCGTTCGCGGAGGTTTATATATTTTATTTGTTGCGGCACACGCATTGCTGACGGTTTTCGCGCCGTATGTTGTGCCTCCGGCAAAGTGTGGCTCTTTCCATTTGTCTCGCATTAAGCCGGAAGTGCGGAAAATGCGGTCAATCTGCCC